TCATAAAAATGAAGATAAAATTAAACAAAAAATTATAGAACCATTTGTAGCACATATTTTATCTTATGTACATCAACAATTATGTCCCTTTTTATATATTCTCTGTACTATTTTTGTATTAACATTTATAATGACAGTAATAATTTTGGTTGTTATTTTAAATAAAAAATTAAATATTTTTGGAGGTTAATCTACTATCCAAGATTCTTATATTTTCTTTATATAATATATAGAAAATATAAGATGGAAAATGAATATGGATTAGACAAAAATGGAGTTCGAGAACTTAATATAAACGATTTTGATGTTAGTGGTGGTGGTGATGCGAAATGTATTACAAATAATGATAAATCAGGAGCTCTTGTATTTTATCAAGCATGGTGTCCTCATTGTAGGACTATAGTAGATGATGTTGTTTCAGCAAATAAAAGTTTAGGCAATAAACATATTATTTTAGCAGTTCATGGACAAACCCCAAAAAATGATGAAGTTTTTGATCGTTTTGGTATAATGGGAATCCCTTCAATTAAATTTATGAAAAAGGATGGTTCAGTAACAAGTGATTTTGAAGGAGAAAGAACAGCAAATAATTTAATTGAATTTATTAAAACTAATTCAACTAAAGATGATTCTAAATCAGGAAAAAAAAAAAAGAAAGAAAAAAAAAAAGAAAAGAAAGAGAAACCAGAGAAAAAAGAAACAAAATCAGAGAAAAAAGAAACAAAACCAAAAACTAAGAAAGTAAAACAAAATGGAGGTTCTAAAAAAACTGTTAGAAAACATAGAGGTATTGTTCAAACAGGTGGTAATACAGGTAAATTAAGAAAAGGATATAGATATTCAGGAAAAACTTTAAAAAATGGAAAACCAGAGATTATAAAAGCAAAAAGAAATTAAATTTCTATTTATAGTTTTAAAAAAATATTATATCTATTTATTATAATATAAGGTAATATGATTTCCCAGATTCTTAAATTCGCTTTAGAAGTAATTGTTGTTGCTTTCATCGCACACTATGTCGCTCAAAAAATAGAAAAAGGTATTGATATGAAAGATGCTTGTGTTATTGGTATTGGTGCCGCTTGTGTGATCACCGTCATCGAAAGATGTTTTAATAAACGTGAATTTTTTGATGAAGATTACGAAGAAGAATATGATTCTGATTCAGAAGATGATTCCGATGATTATGATAACGTTGATAATACAAATGATCAAGATCCTGCTCTTAAAGAAACCAAAATAATAGAAGGTTTTGCGGATGAAGCACAAAAAGAAGTTGTTGTCAAAGTTGATGCTAAAGGAGTTGTCCAAGAAGCAAAAAACACTAAACCAGTTGCTACCAATCAAGTTAGAGGTAGATTAAGTATGCAAGAACAAAAAATTGTTGATGCTGTACAAACAGAAGCAGTCAAAAAAGAAATTAAACAATATAACAAAGGAGGACCAAGAAATAATCCAAATTATGGATATAGTTTCTTACCACCAGCTGAATGGAATTTACCATTACCAGATATGAAAAAATGTATTCCACAAAAAGTCTGTCCACCATGTCCTTTATTAGGAATTGATAATGGTGCTTATTTAAATGTAACTGGCGCAAAACAACTTCCACCAAAACCAGTAAAAAAAGAATAAAATAATTATATAGTATAAATAAATTAATAAACAATTATAAATTGGTTTTTAATTTTTTTCTAGAATAATGTCATTATCATTCTTTTTTATTTCTAATTTTAATAACTCTTCTCTAGTGGTATCAAATAAACCAAAAGGTAAAAGATGATTTTTAAAATAAATTTCAGAATGTTGATAACATAAACATTGACTTGTTTTATGAATTTTTTTTACACATCTATCTTTTTTGTGTGTATTTGCAATACAGCGATTTTCATCAGTAACATTTTTACGATTTCTTTGAGGGATATATCTTTCAAACCATTCATCCAATTCATCTGGTAATTCTCCCATTTCAAAATCTTCAAAAATTTTAATTATAGTTCTTTCAATTCTATTTTTTTTCATTATATGAAATCTTTATTACATTTTTCTTGAAAATTCAATTTTGATTTAAATATGTATTTTCAATAATTTATTAATTTTATCTATTCTGATTTTAATTTTATCCATGATTAAATCTAAATTTGATTTAATTAAACTATCATCATCATAAGTTTTTTTTAAATTATCTAATCCTGTCATTGTATTAGTTAATTCTATTGAAAATCGTTGAAGAAGATTTGAATTTTCTTCCTTAAATGGTGAACTTTGATTATTAATAGTTTTAGATTCTTTTGCCTTTTCATTACTATAAGTTTCATCTACAATTGCGAATACTCTTTTTATGATTGCATTGATATAATCAATGGATTTACTTCTATCATCACTACTAAACCAGCGACGAAAAAATGCGGCATATCGATTATCAATTTCAAGAGAATTACCTGAAAAACATAGTTTATCATGTTTTTTTATTTTACTAAAAATTTTTAAATTAATAAAAACTTGATCAATATTCAAAGTATTAATTAAATCTAAAGTATCTTTTTGTGGTTTATTCGACACCTTATCTTTTTTTACTGACTTTGATATTTTTTCTGTCGTATTTTTTTTTGATGTTTTTTCCCTTTGGGAAGAGTCAATATTTTTAGAATTCATTGATAATTGCTATACTATATATTTATAAATTTATCAAATACTTATATTAATTTATTAAAATACATATTTATCCAAAAAAATATAAATATATTAATATACAAAGAAATGAGAATTATTCCAGAGTATTTTTTTCTTGCATTTTGTATTGGAATTCTTTTTGTTTATTTAGAACATCCAAAACCGCAAGTTATAATTAAGTATCCAACACCAGATAATGCTGGTAAAGTTTTGTATAAAGATGATGCTGGTGTATGTTATAGATATAATAAGAAACAAGTTAAATGTCCAAAAAATGCCAAAAAAATTAAAGAATTAAAACCACAACAAGTTGAATCAATTATTGAATTAATGAAAGTTGATTTTGATTGAATATTTATAAATTAACATTAATAGTATAATATGTAAAAATTATATATTATTATATTAATAGACAATTCATAATGAATGTAAGAAATAAAAGAAAAATGATTGATATTCAACGAGTTGTAAGTAATGGATATCAAATCTTTTATTCTGCAGGTGGTACAGATGAAATTTTTATTATATTTAATGGACCAGATAATACACCATATCAAGGTGGAATCTGGAAAATTAGAATTCGCTTTCCACCACAATATCCATATAAAGGGCCAATTATTAATTTTATGAATAAAATATTCCATCCAAATATTGAATCTAAAGCAGGAACAATTTGTTTAAATTTAATTGGTTCAGATTGGAGTCCAACTTACGATTTATTAAATGTTTTAAATATTTTTTTACCAGAATTATTACAAACACCAAATCCAAGAGATCCTTATAATAGTGAGGCATCAAAGTTATATAATGAATGTCAAATTAAATATGCAGAAAAAGTTAGAGAGTATATTGTACAATATGCTTCTAGTTTAGAAGATTTAATTCCAAAAGAAGAAGAATTTAAAAAAGATTTTCCTAGATATGGATTTCTAGGAAGTGATAATGATGATGATATTCATATCATTTAATTCATATCTCCAGCAAGTCTCATTAATTCATGTTCAACTTTACCTACAAATTTTGGACAAGTTCCAGAAACTAATTTTGTTGCTTTATCTTGAATACTAGTTATTTTATTTTGAAACTCTAAAATATCAACATTACCATATTTTTTTATTTCTACATCAGTCGCAACATCCCTTAAAGCCCAGAGATATCCTGCTCCATAATTTGCATGTAATAATGCTATGAGTGGACTTTCATCTTGAGTTGCTGCTGCGGAATAACGAGCAGATTGTCTTATAAGAGTTTTAATCGTCTTTTTTTTAAATTTTTCGAATTCATTTTCTGTATTTGGCGAAATTTTAGCCCACATATCAATATCATTTAAATCAGTCATTTCTATATAATATCATTATACAAAATTATATTATATAAATACGATAAGAAATCAGTCCCTAATTTATTTCGTTTTTGACAAAATAAAGTAAATTCACTAATTACAAAAATTAGCGCTCAGATGGTGTACCCATCTCTCCTTCTTTATGAAAATTATAAGTCGGTTTTGTTACTTGAGTTGTACAATTTTGATAACACCTTTTGTAAAAAGCATTTGTAAATCCTTTAAAACTTTCAGAACCTCTACGTTTTGCATTATAATGTAAACCGTAATGCTGAGTGTAATCAATTATATTCATACAACCTTGCTTTTTGAAACAGTTATTCACTGTAACAGCACGAGGCATAGATTTGTTTTGAGACATATCTAATCACGAATTAAACCGAGTTTAAAATTGTATAATATCCAAATAAATCGATTTTAAATTACATATTTCTTTTAATAAACCAAATAATAAGAAGAATGATAATAACAAAAAAGAATAGTTTAGAAAAACTAAATTTAGATTCATTAGTAGTGAAGTCTTCTTTCCATTGAGGCATTTTAGTACTACCTAAATTAGTATCATCACCAACTTTTACATCTGTATTAACTTTAACATTATGTGAAGTTTTACCAAAATTATTATCCATAGAAGATAATTTCACATCGTTTACTTTTTGATTTAAAGTTGTATTAGTGTTAATTCTATCTAATTTAGAATCTAATGCTGCTTGTCTTTTAACCTCAGCCTCTCTAATTGCTTGTGCTGCCTTATAATCAGAATCTTGTTTACTCCATTTATTACGTAAAAGAGAATCTGCTCTTTGTTGTTTTAATTTTTGTGCTCTTTCTGCTGCTGCTCTTTTAGCCTTTATTTTTGCCCTATGAGCGGCCCATTTTCTTTGATGTGCTCTTTTTTGAGATGCTCTTTTTCTTGCTAATGCTGCAGCTTTTCCTGCTGCCGATAAAGCTCTTCTTCTTTTTGCTTCACCAAGACCAGATTTTTTAGGACGACAATGTTCCCATCTTTTTCTTCGATCAGTTGTATAACACCCAATAGTATGAGTTCCATCAGGATTTCTACAATAATTATGATTACCAAGACCTTTTCCACGAAATTTTCTATTTGTAGGTGTTCTACTATGTCTATGTGGGCGTTGACTAGTCCATTTTTGACATTTTCTTCCACTAATAGTTACATTTTGACAACCTCTATAACCACTATGTTTATGTCCAGTTAATCTTTCATTACATGTTCCACTTAACCATTGAATCGAAAATTTTTCCCAAATCCAATTTTTAGGAAGTTTTCTACCTTTTGGTAGATAAGCAGATTGATCCATCCAACTATTAATATGTGCTCTTAGATAAGTATTATGAATAGTTCTTAAAGCAACTTTTCCTCCACCGACTGGTTCAACCCAAAAACGTTCCCAAGCCCATCCCATTGGAAATGAATTATAATTTGGTCTAACTCCCGATTGATCAATGGTTTTTCTATTATTACGTGCTCGTAGATATCTTTTATGTGCTCCAAATAATGCTACACAATTAAATCCATAACGAGGTAATCTTTTAACAACAAATATTTCCCATGGTCCAGCACCACCTTGTTTAACATGAACACCATTACTATGCATACCAACATTGGTATTTCTCCATGTTCTTAATCTAAGTGTAGCACCATTTTTCCAACGATTCATAAAAGATCTACCTCTGCTTCTACCTCTACCTCTAGGTTTTCTTCTACTTCTACTTCTAGGTTTTCTTCTACTTCTACTTCTAGGTTTTCTTCTACTTCTACTTCTTCTTCTACTTCTAGGTTTTCTTCTACTTCTACTTCTTCTTCTACTTCTTCTTCTAGGTTTTCTTCTACTTCTACTTCTAGGTTTTCTTCTACTTCTACTTCTTCTTCTACTTCTTCTTCTAGGTTTTCTTCTACTTCTACTTCTTCTTCTACTTCTTCTTCTAGGTCTTCTTCTACTTCTACTTCTTCTTCTTCTCCCTCTTCTTCTTCTTCTAAACCATGCAAAATCTTCTTGGCCGTTTAAATCGTCTTGAACATCTAAATTTTCTATATCATTCTTTAATGTTAAATTCATATTAAACTAACTTATATATATTAAATTAATATAATATATTGAGATAGTAAAATTGAATAAAAAAAATATTATTAAAATGTAACAAACAATGTCAGCCGAATATAAATTAATGAATAATAATGAAGATAATAAGGAAACTGATGGTATTATAAATTCAAATATAGTAAAATTTGGAATACCTATCGTTGGTGGAATTATTGGTGGTTTGACTGCGGGTCCATTAGCTTTACCAACTGCGATTGTAGCAAAGGTAGGCACTGGAGTCATAGTTTGTGGTGCTAGTACAGTAGGTGCTATGATGGGTGATGTATCAAGACGCGTCGCAGAAAGATTTATGATATTAAAATATGAAAAAGAAATTGATGAAAGTCTATGGTATAAAATTCATCATCAATATATAAATGATGAAGCCTGTCCAAAATTTATGACCCCAGTCTGTTATAAAAGAGATACTAGAAAATATATAAAGAAAATTTTAGAATCTGATAGAAATACATTTTTTACAGATGTGAATAAAGATTTTTTCAATTTATATAAACAAAAAAGAGAACGTAATAATACTTGTACCGTAATAATCAGCGATGTTTTGAATTATTCAAAATATTTATGTAAAACATTTGAATATGTTTTTGATTATATGGAATCAGATGATAAAAGTAATTGTTTTAATGAAATAGAACTTTATATTTTTTCACATGTTTATAACAATATTATTAATGCTTATAAAGAAAAGTATAGAGAAGAAGATGAGAAATTTTATAGACGATGTTTAGAATTAAGAAATCATTTGGATTCAGATGTATTAGAAATCGGTAAAAAATTAAATAAAAATAAATGCTATAAATTTTTAAAAGATTTTGAAAATTTACATACTCCTAAAAAAAAATTAATGGCAATTGAATCATTAATTCGTACAATTCCTGAAGAAAATGATTTATGTTCAGATGATTTAATCTCTGCTTTGATATATATATTAGTAGAATATTCACCAACTCGTATATATTCAAATCTAGCGTTTATTGATGATTTTAGAAATCATAATAATGGCTTATATGAATATCTATATGTAACACTATTTTGTGCTGTAAAAAGCATAGGTGAATTAAAAAGATGTTAAATATTTACATATTTATAAAAATATACAAAATGTTTAACCCAAATAAATCAAAATTAGTAAAATTAGATAAACCATTATCAATTGGTGGTCGACGAACTACAAGAAGAAAAAATTCTTTTATTAAAAAAAATTCAACAAATCCACTTGGAAGACCATTAACAATTATTTTTTGTTTACCCGGAACACCATTTAGTAATAAATTTTTATTATCATGGACAGATATTTTAACTTATTGTCTTAGTAATAATATTAAACCAATTATCTCAAACAAATTAAACAGTAATGTATATTTTGTTAGAAATGCTGTTTTAGGTGGTAGCGTCCAAAATGGAATAAAACAAAAACCATTTAATGGTCAAGTAGATTATGATTATATTATGTGGATAGATAGTGATCAAGTTTACACAGTAAATGATTTTATTAAACTATTATCTGCTAAAAAAGATATTGTAAGTGGTTTATATTTAATGAATGGGGGACGAAGATTTGCGACTGTCCAAAAATGGGATAAAGAATTCTATAAAACAAATGGTTATTTTGAATTTTTAACACCTGATATGATATCAGAATGGAATAAGAATAATCCAAATAAATTAATGGAAGTAGAATATACTGGATTTGGATGGATATTAGTCAAAAAGGGGGTTTTTGAAAGTATGGAATACCCATGGTTTCGTCCAATTTGGGAAGATTTTGGAACAACAGAAAATGGAGATCCAATTAGAGAATTCGCATCAGAAGATGTTGGTTGGTGTCAAACAGCATTAAAAAAAGGATATAAAATTTGGATTGATCCAACAGTTGTTGTAGGTCATGAAAAAATGATAGTTTATGGTCCACAGCAAAGATATTAAATTATAATAGTTTGTTCTTTAGGAATTAATTCTTTAATTGATTGTTGAATTAATTGATCAATATTTTTTTGTTTTTCTTCATCAGAACTAGTTTGTGTTTTAATAGTATTTTGTGAATTGGATGTTTTCTGTTTAGCTTGTTTAATTATTTTATTAGCTTTTTGTTTAGCTTTTTTTATAATTTTCTTAGCTTCTTTTTCTGCATTTAATAAAATTTTTTGTTTAGTTTTTAATATTTTTTCATCTCCATTTTTTAATTCTTTAAATGGATATAAAAAATCATCTAAATCATTATCTTCATCATTATTTAAAAAATTATTATTAATTAGTTCATCAATAGTGATTCGTGTAGAAGATTTTGATATACATTTTTCAATAATATGTTTTAATTTTTTATGTTTAATTTTTTTAATAATCTCAGGTTTTTGCCCATTAAGAACTTTTTGCCATATCTTAGGAATAGTTTCACATTCAGCATAAGGAGTTGATTGTGTTACGATTTCAATCAAAGTCATTCCAAAAGAATAAATATCAATTTGTTCATCATATTTTTCTTTATAAATTTCAGGTGCCATGAATTGAGGTGTTCCTAAAATTGTTGTTGTGATACTATCTTCCATTTTTTTAGCTAATCCAAAATCACCTATTAGTATATTTCCAGTTGTTCCATTTATAAAAATATTATCGCATTTTATATCTCTGTGAATTATATTATTAGTGTGTAGAAATTTAATTCCATATAATAATTGTTTAATCCATTTTTTGATTATTCTTAATTTAACTTTTTTTACTTTATTTATAAAATCTCTTAATGAACCAGATGTAGCAATTTCTGTTATAAATACAATTTTTTTTAATTCTTTATCAATCCAACTATCATATAATTTCATAATATAAATACATTGATTTCCACATTTATTTAAAATTTCAATTTCTTGGTAGATCTTATCTACTGTTTTTGGATCAATTGTTGATACATCAATCTCATTCCATGCTACTTCTACTCCTTTTATTGTATCATATGCTTTATATACTTTCTTTTGTCCTCCTTTTCCAATTATATCGTCATTAAATTTAATATATTGTGTTTCCTTCGATGTTTTTTCTTTGTTATCTATACATCTACTCATATCAAAATGATGAATATATTATATTAAGATAATATTTTGTTATTAACTAATTCAAAGCCTATATCTTTAAATTGGTTATTAACTATAAATATATTATACTCTAGAAAGTTTAAGTTTTTTAAAATTAAATTATTTAAAATTCTTTATCTGCGATTAATGCGACAGTTTCATCTTGAACCCAGTCTGGTTTAAATTGATTAATAGTTCTTAAGATAACCCAGCACATAACTGTAAGTTCAACTGCGAGTTGAATATCTTGTTCACCACCACCTTGATAGATAAGAACAGTTAAGAGAAGCCATTTAAGAAATGGGAAATTTTTGACAGCATTTGTTAAAAATGTTGGAGTGTCTGGCATACCACCAAAACCACCAATAAGAGTACAAATATTAAGAAGAAGAGTTCTGGAATTATTAAATTTGAAGAAAGAAAGTAATTTTTGGATCATTATGTTATATAAATAAAGCAATAAAAAAATTTAATTAAAATCGAATATTTTAGGATTTATTTAATATTATATTAAGAAATAATGAAAACTCAAAAAAAAGTTAAGATTTCATGTAATGTATCGTATTCTGAAGAGAATTTGGTACCATTTATAAATAATGATTTATATATTGAATTAAATGATATTAAAACAAAAATAGATCTAGTTAATTCGAAAGAATGGAATTTTTGTCGAAATCTTTTAAATGATTATGAATATATTTGTCATAAACATCCCTATATTAATGCGAATAGAAATATATGTATCCCTTATCGTCTTGATAAAAATAGTCTTCGTTCAATGAATTATATAAGAATTCCAATGTATGAAAATGTTTGTAGTAGATCATTTTTTAAGTTATGGGAAATTTTTAACTATCATGAAAAAAGAATGCCTATGATTAAAGATACAGAAATACGTTGTGCTTGTTTAGCTGAAGGACCTGGTGGTTTTATTCAAAGTATTCTAGAATACAGATGTGAAAAACCAACAAAAATTTATGGAATCACTTTAAAAGAGGGAACTCAACAAACAACTAAATGGAATAATAGTATTTTAAATAATGAAAATATTATTCTTACAAATGGTGATAATGAACGACAACATGATGGTGATTTATTAAATTATGATATTTTAGAGTATTTTACCAATTTAGTAAATAAAGATGGTAAAGTTGATTTAGTAACAGCTGATGGTGGATATTATATTAATATTGAAGATGAGAATATTAAAGAACAAATTCATTTTCCTTTATTTTATAATGAAGCAATTACTGCTTTAGCAATACAAAAAAAAGGAGGTTGTTTTGTTTTAAAAGTATATGATATGTTTACTTTACCAACTTGTCAATTATTTACACTTTTATCTATGTATTATAAAGATGTTTATATTACAAAACCATTAACTAGTCGTCCTGCTAATTCGGAACGATATATTGTATGTCTAGAATTTAAAGGAATTGGTAAAAAAGCTCTTGCTAAACTTTTATCTACAGCAAAAAATATGTGTATGTATGGGATTCGTTGTAAAGCCCTATTAAAAAATGATAAATATATCCAAACTAAAACGGGTAATTTTATAAAATCAATTTTTGATTCAAATTATGTAAATGAGAATATTAAAAATTTACTTTTTAATCATAATTCCGAATATGTTCCTAATCAAATTGATGATATATATCAGATAATTGATCTAATTGAGCGTATGAAATATAATGATTTTAATGAAATTATGAATGGAAATTCTCAAATTTTTGAAGAATATGAAGAAATTCAAAATATTAAAGCAATTGAATGGTGTAAAAGAAATAAAATGCCTCTTAATCCAGAATATTCGATTAAACGATACATTTAAATTAATAAATATTAAATTATCAGGGACTTGAGATTTATTATTTAAAAATTGTGTTTAAAATAATTATACTAGAATTTATTAAATTTAATAAAAAATTGAGAATATTTGATTTTTTTAGATATAAATTTAGATTATAATAATTTAATAATTTTATAATTAAATAATAAATGTGTAAATAATTATATTGTTTTATTATAATTTGCAATATAATTATGAACAGGCCAACCAAATTAAGACAATGGCTTCTTAGAAATAAAAGTTTTGTCAAAGGAAAATCTGATAGTAGAGAATTAACCCATTTATTAATGGATGGTGGTAAAATTCATGTATCTCAAGAAAAACATGAAGAATTTTTACAAATTTTTGCAGAAGATATCAAACTTGGAGAAAAAGAAAATTATAACTTTATTTCTGAAAATCGTACACCGATCTTTCGTTTTTTAGTTGACATCGATTACTTAGATGAATATGAATTAACTAATGAAGAGATTGAACGTGATATTTCACAAAATATTCAAATTGCTTTAAAACCATTCTTAGAAACTGATTTAGATAAAAATAAACGAAAAATAATAGTTTGTACAACAGGTGAAAGTAAATCAACAATGGAACATGGATTTGAATTAAAAAAAACAGGTATCCATATCATATGGCCACATGTTTATGTAGATGAACAATATGCTAAATTTTTAAGAAGTGTAATAATACAATATTTTGAAAATAATTTACCTAAACGTCCTGAATATTGTCAATGGGATCAAGTATTTGATTATGCGGTTATTTCAAGTTCAGGATTAAGAATGAAAGGTTCTGCCAAAATTATGAGATGTACTGGATGTAAAAATAAAAAAGGAGATAGAGAATGTTGTGAAGTATGTTATGGTTACGGAAAAATTATACCTGGAAAAGGAAGAATTTATTTACCACAATTAGTTTTAGATGGTGATGGAAATAAATTACCACATTATTTAGAAAATTTGATAAAAGATAATTATTATATGTTACAACAAACTTGTTTAAGAGTTTATGGAAAAAGAAAAAACTTTTCTTTACTAAATGAAAGTCAATTTCCATCATGGTTTGATAAAGATATATTGCAAACACATTTAGAAAAACCAAAAAAATCAAGAAAGAAAAGAAAAAAAAAATTAATGGGAACTGTTGAAGATATTTTAAAAAAGAGAAAATCTTTAAAATATAAAGAAACAATTGATGTTAATTCAAATATATATAAAAAAGTATGTATTTTTATGTCACTATTATTTAACAATCATAAACATTATCAGAAACAATCTATTGTAAATATGTTTAGATGTGGGAAAAAAAAAAATGAATATTATATTATTCAAACTGATTCAAAATTTTGCCAAAATGTAAATAGATGTCATTGTGCTAATCATATATGGTTTTTATTAAATGATACAAGTATTTGTCAAAAATGTTTTTCTGAATCTTATAATAAAAAATCTGTATGTTGTTCAGAATTTTCTTCACATCATTATTCAATCACAATTAGTTTAAGAAATTTACTTTATCCAGAAAGAGTTGAAAAACAAAAAGAAAATTTTATATTAAATCAAGGTTTAGATATAAAAATAAAAGATAAAGAAATATTATCTGATAATGAAATTGAAGACACCGATATTAAAAATTTTCCTAGTTTGAGAGTACAAATGGGAATTAAAGATCGATTAAAATATTTAGAAGATAAATTATGTTCTTAAATTAATTATCTATAATTCTATTATAACTCAATGAAAGGAGAACAACTTTTAGATGACACAAAACAACAAAAGGGTTTTTTTAATATGCCATTAAATAAAATATTACAAAATATCGCAAGTTCCATATTATTAACATTGCAAGATTTAACAATGTTAAAAACATTTACGGATATTAATGCTTACAAAAAAATTATACTTAAAGATAATCGAATTTTATATTTAGGAATATTTATAACTATTTTATCTGTATTTATCCATTTATTTTTTGGATAAATTAATAATATACATAAAAAGGATGATCATTATATTTTTTTATATCAATCGGTTTAGGTTCATTTTGATAAATTTTTTTATTATAAATATTTGGACCCGATTTATTATATCTATTATTACAATTTTTAATCATATAATCTATATGTAACTGTAATAAATATTGTAAAGATCCTAGAGATTTTTTTAATTTTTTTTCAAACTCACTATTTGGAGGAGTTTTATAAATTATTGAATGTAAATTATTTAATGCTTCATCTCTTTCTTGTCTAGCTATATCAACAGTTGCTTCACAATGTTTGACACCTCTTTCTATATCTAGTCTAAGGTGTAATACATTATCAATATGTTTTATCATTGCTGTATATGATTTTTCATTATAATTTTTATATTCTTGAATGTCATATGTTAATTCAACAATACCCGCATCCATATAAAAATAATCTGGTGGAGGAAATATTCGAGTTAATTTTAATTCTAATTCTCCCATTTCTCCACTTTCTGTTGCTCTTCTTTTTTCATTTAGAAAATAAATAATTAGAATACCACTAATTAACGCAAATATAAAATTAAATTTTATTTCGAGAAATGATGTTAGATAAATAATGACTATTAAAATTATTACATATTTTAATAATGATTGTGAATCAATATCAGTCATATAATTATAAATTCCGAATGTCTTACTTTTCATAAATTCATCTTCCATTTCTTTTAATTTATTTTGTTGTTTAGCCTTTTTCATCATCATTTTCTTATTCGCCTTTTTCATTGCTTGTTCCATATCAGACATAACTACCTTTATTATATATTAGTATCATTTATTTTTCTTGTTAAAAACTTAAAACGGAATATATCTTGGAGCATCATAAACATATAATGATACTTTATAACTACTATTAAAACCAGGTATTGTTAATTCATCATTATTATCTAATTGCCTTTTCTTTATATCTAATCCAATTTTATTAGCATTTCTTGAACCATCCATTACATAATAATCATAATCATTAGAACCAGGATATTTCGGTCTTCCATATAAAGGAAGACGGGCATTGTCCGGATCTTCTTCTGAATTATTTTTTGTTAATACACCTATCTTCTGAAATATTGGTGTTTCACCCCTTGTAGGTGTATTTATTGGAATCCCTTGTTCTACTGGCGGAGGCATACTTCTTCTTGTTAATGAATATAGTCTTTGTGGAGGAACTAATTGATCATTTATATTTCTTCTTATTTTATTCTCTTCATTTACAACTGGATTTTCTATTTTTATAATATTACATTTAGGACAAACTTTTTGAGGACATGTAAGTGGATTTCTGATAATATATGAACTAAATATAAATAATCCAATTAATACTACAACTAAAAAATATATATCATTTAATTCAAAACAAATTTTAGTCATTGACTTATATATTATTTTAATAGATTTTTATTAAATTTAATCCTTTTTTTATTAAATTTAAAAAAATTTATATTTTTGTATGTATTATTATATATATAAACATAATGTCTAATGATACAAATTCTGGAACTCTCAGAGAAAATATATCAAGTATAATATTAAACGAAATTGATGTTGATAGAAAACGATTTTATGATTTGACCACGGCAGCTGCAGAAAAAACTATTATGCATAATAATTTATTTTTAGAAAAAAATAAAAGAAAACAATTTGAAAAAAAACTAGAAGACATTAAAGAAAATGAAGACCATAGTACAAAAATTAAAGAATTAAATAATAAAATTAGCGAATTAACAAAACAATTGACTAAAAGGGCTGATGAGATTAAAGGAAAGGAACAACAAATCTCAGATTTAGAACGAGAGGCTTCCGTTTTAGAACAAGATACTTCCGATTTAAAACAGAAATTAAATAAATTAGAGAATCAAAAACCTGATACATCACTAACTCAAACTATGAACTTGCCACCAACTACTACTAACGTAAATCAAGCTAATATAATGATGTTATCTGACAATATTCGAGATCTTAAATCTGAAGTTATGTCTATGAAAACCGAACTACAAAACGAGTTTAAAGAGAAATTAAAGGAGTTACAATCACAATTGACACAAGTAACTACGGATATGAAAAATACTCTAACAACTTATTTTGCAACAAGTAGTTCAAATCAAGGTGAAATTACTACATTAAATATCCCAATCTCAAAAATGCAAGAACAAATAAATAAAAATACTGCAGTAATGACACAATTACAACAGAATGTGACAACAGAATTGTCTCATATAAAAGAACAAATAAACGGAATTGGAGTTAAGAATACAGAATTAGTAAACTTATTAACCAAATATAAAGAACAAGATTTACAAACTATTAATATTAAACCAGATATAGTTTCCAATAGAGATGAATTACAAGCAAAAATTGACGCATTAATAGATACTTTAAGCAAAAGAGGAATTAATAATTCAGACATTCATAAATTAATCAAGAGTTTAGGGGATGAGCGAATACAGGTAAGTGCTCAAATTACAGAACTGCAAAAGGTACTAGAAAACATAATGGCCAACGTCGAAACCCAATCTCCACAATCTGTTCCTCCTCCCATAGATCCTGTAATACTAGGATTCTTGGACAGTGATATAAATGAAGGTATGAGGGAGATAAATAATATGATCAATATAAAAGATTCAGATCAGACAAAAATCCCGCCAACATATATTAATGATCCCGAACTTATAACTAACTTAAAAAACTTTATAAAGAACGAACTTGGTAACTTAAAGTCAAAAATATCTAATCAAGATACACTAGCAGACAAATTAATAAGCGATCAGAAAATAATGGACAAATTACTACAAGATGCTCTCAAAATCACATTAACGAATGAAGATTTTCAAAGAATTGTAAACGTACAAAAAAAAGAGATATTAGAAAAAATTCAAGAAAATAATAATAAAATTGGTAATGTAGAAAAAAAAATAGAGGAATTAAAACAAAAACAAAAAACTCACGATGATGACACAACGATAGAACAACATAAAGAAATTATGAACAATATTATTAATATGTTAAAAGACGCAATAAATAATAAAGAACATTATACTGCTGAAGAGATAAAAAATTTGGTTATAGATGAATTTAGAACAAACATCCAGAAAATTGAGCAATTAATAAACGGTTTGTCAGAAGATGATAATAAACAAAAAAACAAATTAGAAATAGACTTGAAAATCGTAACGGCAAGACTTGGAGAAATAGAGAAATTGAATCCAGAAAATGAAACAGTAATTAAAAAATTAAAAAAAACCAAAATTGAGTTACAAGAGAAACTGGATATTTTGAAAGAGAAATTGACTGACTCTAAGAATGGGAACTTGCGATTAAATATAGAGTTAAACAAATGTCTAAACGAGACAGAACAATTAATAAATGATAATGACAAATTACAGAAAGAGTTGAGGGACTGCCGAGATAATAAACCAGCACCAAAACTTGAACAAACCAACAGAGTTGGGAAGAACATTGAACCAAAACCAGATCCAGCACCAAAACTTGAACAAACCAACAGAGTTGGGAAGAACATTGAACCAAAACCAGATCCAGCACCAAAACTTGAACAAACCAACAGAGTTGGGAAGAACATTGAACCAAAACCAGATCCAGCACCAAAACTTGAACAAACCAACAAAGTTGGGCAGGAGAACCTTGAACCAATATCTAAATCTAAACTTGAACCAAAAGCAGATTCAAAACCACTAGTAGGAGAGGTAGATCTATCAACACTATTAATAGAACCTACGACTAATGATATAGGGGAATGGGAAAAATTTAAATTACAATTAAAGGAACAATTAAATCATCAGAGTTTGACTCTAATAGAATTAATAAGAATTATTAATGCTAATCTTTATTATCTTGAAGAAGCAGAGGAATTAAGTGATATAAGTTTACATGTTTCTCAAGATAAAGAGCGAAGTAAAGAAAAGCAAGAGGAAAATAATAGAAGAAAAACAGAAAGAGACAATATACGATCTAATCAAATAAAAATATTTAATATACAATCCGACGCGAAAAAAGAATTTGCTAAGCGTATGGGAAATCAAATTGAATATACAGGACGTAATTCCTCTTACCGAAAAAATAAGGATTTACTAAACTTTAAAGGACAAGGCGGAGGGGTAAATACAGAATTATATAATAATAATGCCGATATACCTGAAAATATCATAAATTTATATGAAAATGAAAAAAATATTGATATTGGCCGAGATTTATATGAAAATGTTGTTTTTACAGGTGGTGCAATATATAAATTACCAATTGGTTATACTAAACAGAATCAAATTATTAATAATTTATTTAAAATAATAAATAAATCAGATAAAAAGATAAAAATTGGAGGAAATCGTCCTAGTATAATTGAAAAACCCCTAATTGGTGGAACAAAATTAGAAAATTTAAAACATGATAGTTTTAATATACAAAATAAAATACTTCAATATAAAGCATGCTTAGATGGTTTAATAAAATATTATTCTAAACTAAACAAAAACATTAAAGAATATGACGAATATAAAACTACGCTTCTAAATAAGAAAAAATATATTTCGCAAAAAGAATTAACAATTGGTGAAGTAAAAAATTATTTAAGTGTGATGAATTCTATAACTGGATTATGGACGAGTATAGATAAATGGCGTGATATTTCTCATTTAAAAATGTCAATCGTTCAAAAGCATATTTTTAATACTATTGATGAAAAAATGGCAGGAGTTTATAAAGATTTTCTGAATTCTGAAAATGAAAATTATGAAAAAGAAGAAGAAAAAATAATTATAATAAGAGATGCTTTAATTACAAATACAAATAAACATGATGGAAAAACATATGTAGAAATAATAGAACAGTTTAGGGACACGGAAAATAAAGATATTGTTTTCGAATATACTCCAATAAAAACAATTTTAAATAGAAACGAATTCTTGACTGAGGAAAAAGCTGCTGATAACGCAAAAGATAAAATATTAGAAAAATTTCCGCATATAGACGACGAAAAACGAATAGATGATATTGCAAAGAAACTCTGGAGTTTATATGATATATATTATATTATGATTCAAAAATGGCAAAATTATGCTGAACTGGTAACATCAAACGAAGATATTTCATCAACAACAAGTTATAAATTAGTAATTCCAGAATCATCACCCCCAGATCGTGATCTTTTAAAGACGCATTTAATAGAGTTTTTACTTTTTCGTGATATATTAGATGAATTTCAAGTTTTAACTAGAAAACCAATCACACTTTATGCTAGAATTAATGATATTGGTAGAAGGACTCTTACTCCAAAACAACTTAAAGAAAAAATAAAAAAACAACTTGAAGAAAAAGGAACTAAAGAAAATGTAGCTAAACAAGGTTTTGATACAAATAGAGAATTATGTGATTTACTAGATAAAAAAGAAATCGAAAAATTAAAAAAGAAATTATCAGAATTTAAAGAAGATGAAGTAGATGAAGAAGACTTAGAATTCATTTGTTCAAAATTACAAAAACAAGATTATATTCAATGGTATGAGAAAGATCCAGAACTTACAGGTGAACCTGGTTTTTTAACAATTGATACCTCAAAATGTGATGTATATAATTCTATTGATGAACAGTCAGAACCAAGAAACAAAATAGATAAACTGGTTCAAAAAGGAACACTTAAATTTAAAGAAGTTTTTTGGAGGCCAGAATTTAATGATAGTAAAAATATTTCATCTTATATGTTGTTAGATAAATTAATTACTAGAAATATTGGTACATATTTAGTAACATATGGTTATAGTGGTGTTGGTAAATCATTTACTTTATTTGGAAATAATAAAAAAGATAATAAAAGAGAAAAACACATACCCGGTTTATTACAAGCAACTGTTGAAAATGTAGATAATTTTAATAGTCTTTCTCTTCGTGTTTATGAATTATATGGAATGGGATTAGGATATAGTGATTGTTGGAGAAATTATATTGATATAGACCAATCTATTTACCATTATAATATTGATAAGGATTTTGGTAGCGATTTAAATAAAAAAAGTCTGAAGTTAAGAAGTGACTGTGAAGTAATCGCTTTAAAAGGAGAAGAGATCCCAGAATATATAAAAAAAATTCATACTTATCAAAAAGATGAAACTAAAAATGTGTTTAGAGCACCATGTCTAAATGGATCTAAACAATTTATATATTTCAAAAAATTTCCAACAGACAAAAACGATCGACGAAGAATACTTAATAATTTAACGAATTTTATAGATGAAATTACTGAAAGTAGAAAGAACCCAACAAGTAAATTTCCAAAAAGAGTTAATGCTACAGTTAATAACCAGGAGAGTTCTCGTTCAAAATTAGTTTATGATTTTATGTTTGAATTAAATGATAAAAATACTTGTCCTTTAGTTATTGATGATACTCCTGGTGCTGAAAACTTAATTGAATCTTATATTACAAAAAATATTGATATTAATTTTTATGATAAATTACAAAAAGGAAACGATAACTGGAAATTTAACCTAGACTCTGATGAGATATGGCAATATAGTGTTCTTAATGCTACTTTAGTAAATCCATTATTTGCAGGTGTTGTCAATTCCGCAGGTATTTTAACTGCTTTTAATAGAATTATTTCTGGTGAAAAACTTAATCATAACAAAAAACCATACGCTATTATAAATGAGCACTTACTTAAAGAAATGAAATTAAAAGAAATTGATTTTGATGCTCATAAAAATAGAGTAAAAAGAATGCAAAATTTATTTGAAATGTTTTATAACAAGATTAAAGATAAACGAGTAACTGTTAACGGACCAACATTTAAAAATTATGTTCATAATAATAACGGGGAAATTATATTTCAGGTAATAAAAACAGGTAATAGTTATTCAAAAATTTGTTCTAATATTCATGAACAAAAATTATTTACTAAATTTTTTGAATCCAGAAATATATCCATATCTCAAAGAGGAAAATTAAATAACATATTAAATAATGAATTTCAAGTTAAACCTCAGTTCAAAGACTCGACTCCTAACCTTGAATCAAAGACTATGCATTTAGCAGTATGGTTAATTTTAAATCTTATTAAATTTTGCTCTAAGAGAACTATATCTGGAAAAACACAAGAAGAACAACCTTTAGAAAACAATGAAATGAAATATGATATGTTAATTGAATTATTAGCATATTCTTGTGATCTAACAGATATTTTTACAAGAAAGTATCAAAAGTTCTACACCAAGAGAACACCAAAAGAAAAATGGGATTTGCTATTAAAAGAAAACACCCAGTCAAGAGAATTTCAAGAAGGCCTATTAGCCAAAATTGATGGTATATGGAAGGATGAATTGAAAATAGCATTTGAGAAAGTATGGAAAAACAAATTGAAAGATAATAATAATTTCAAAAAATCTAAGAGAGGCAAACTGGGCAACGAATATGAAAAATGGAAAAAATTTCAATGGGAAAACATTCAAAATAAAATTCCAACCCCAGAAGAATTACGAGATGATTTATTTAATGAGGAGAATAATAAACCTTACCCTCATTATTGGATTAAGCAAAGGGAAGACGATTTTGACTACGCACTATATATAAAACCATTAATAAAGGAAAACAAACAAAATCAATGGGAGACATTTCTAATAAATTATGAAACGAATAAAGAAATTTATAAAAAAATATATTTGACTAAGGATAAAAACTTTAATACAGAATTACCATTTAAAGCTCGAAAGTTCTTGACTGCTTTTAAAAACAAACTTACAATGGTGATTGACAATTTTGCAGTTCTACCTTTTACATCTCCAATTTACAGATATTATGCGAAAGAAGATTTTAAAAAATATATCACATTAGCAATGGAATCTTGGTATATCGATCAAAATATTAGTGGTATTTTAAAGAAATGTAGTGAAATATCTGGTTTAAATTATGAAACAATTATTGGGGATATTACTCCTTGGCAATATTATAATGAAAATGAAGGAAAAATTTATAAATTTGCTGAAAAAGCTAAAAATGAGAGAGAGGTGGTGAATTACGATTATACTGAAGCCTGGGATAAGGATGAAGCTTTAAAACAATATGGTGTTATTGATGAAGATGAATTAAAAGAATTTGATACTCAAGAGAATAATCAAGTGTCTTTAGGTTCTTATTTACGAGATATTGAAGAATTAATAAACAAGTTAACGGATGACCAATCATTAAAAATCGTCGATGCGGATCTGTATTCAATATATAAGCAAGACAATATAAATACAATCAAGTTCATACAAAAACGATATAATATGACAAAACTTTTCCCTATTAAAAAATTTCCAACACCAATAAAAGAAGGTTATTTTGATATTAACGATTATAATAAAACAGTCGCAAAAAAATACCTTGAAGATTTTGAAATAACAAATGATAAAGAAAATCAAGTAAAGAAATGGTCAAAAGAGAAGATTGATACAATTATTGGTGTATTAATGAATCCATATATAAATAAACCAGATGATAGTGAAATAAATATTCAAGATTATAAAATGTTCTATGTATTATCAAATAATGATACACAATTGAAATGTTGGGATCAATTAAAAACATTTAATATGTTTGCTAAATTTATTTCTAAGATGCCAAAATAAATATAATTAACAAATAAAATATATATTATTTAATAAAATGACTTTGGAAAGAATTTTATTAAATAATTTATATTGTAAATTGGTTTATAAAATAAATAATAAACAAATTATAAAAGAAAATATAAATTATAATGAATGTTATTGCTGTAGGAATAGTAATATAAAACATATAATTTGTAAGGTAGTAAATTCCCCACATTACAATTATGTTAATGGTAATAAGGTAGATTATATAAATTATATGAAAAATGCTGGTAAATATGCTGGTTATGGATTAGAACACGGATTTGATATATTTGATAAATTAATAAAAGAATTTAGTGTAAGTAAAATGGGTACAATAAAGTGTGTTTTAGTAAATAATAAATATATAATAGAGGATGGTGTTCATCGTAGTTCAATTTTATTAAATTTAGAACAAGAATTTTGTTGGGTAGATATAAGAATTTAAATAAAGCGTGTAATTATTAAAAATATAAGTGTGCAAAGAATACCTTTAAATAGAACACCAAGGATAGTTATTTGTCCGGTTTCATAATCTATAACAAATGATAATACTTTACTAAGTAAAGATGTAGTAATAGGAAGGTGTAATAATAAGAATAATACGAGAACAACAATCGTATTTTTAAGATGTGTATAAGTAAATCCAAAAAATATTTCATCATTATCATTTGTTTTATTTTCAGTAATACCAAATTCAGATAATAATGGTAATTGTTGATTATTCATTGGATTTTGCATCATATTATTCATCATATTGTTCATTGGAAATTGTTGTTGCATATTATTCATAGGCATTTGTTGCATTATATTTTGTTCGGTTTGAATAGGTTGCATATAAGGAATATTTGCTTGAGTAGGTTGAGAACCATAATCTCTTTCAGATTGTTGTTTACTAAGTTCAACTTCATCAAGTACTTGTTGAACTAAATCGCTATTTGCGTCAGGTAAGTCACTAATAGGGGTTGATTTTGACATTATCTATATTTGAATATCATAAATATGTATTTGTTATGAAACGAACTAAATAGTATTTAAATATTATAATGAAAATAAAATATATTTTATTAATATACTGAAAAATAAATGAGTTTAATAGAGAATTTAATAAATTTAATGAAGACTGAGTTTGGTAATGTAATAATTTCTATAATTTGGGGATTAGGATTAGCAGCATTATTTAGACAAACATGTAAAAATCGTAATTGTATAGTAATAAAAGCACCAGATGTAAAAGAGATAGATGGCAAAATTTATAAATTTGATTCGAGTTGTTTTACATTTAATACTAATCCAGCAAAGTGTATGGCTTAATATTCATCTTCTCCAAGTTCTCCATATTGTTTTAATGCTTCTTTAGAAGCAATTTGTTCAGCTTCTTTTTTAGAAGAAGCAACACCAACACCAACAATTTCTTTATTGAGAATAACCTTTTCATTAAAATTTTTATCATATTCAACTCTGTTAGCATACATAGTAAAAGTTCTTTTATGAGAAGGTCCGATCATATCTCCAGCGGTATATATAGGTGGTTCCCAACCTCTTTTTTGAAAAAAACGAAGTAATCTATCTTTAAAATTAATATCAATGTATAGTAATTTTGCGAAATCAGTAGTATTTTCTAATACAGATATAAGAAATTGCTTTGTAATCATAAATCCAAGATCTTTGTATAAAGCACAGATAAAAGATTCGAAAACATCTTCTAATATTTTATCAGTATTTCTGCCATGTATATTTTCCATATGATTTGATATTAATATATATTCGGATATATTAAGATATTTACATAATTTTGCTAATGATTTTCTATCAACTAATCTTGTTTTTAATTTAGTAAGAAAACCTTCATCTTTATTAGGATATCGGTCATATAGATATTCACATACAATTTGACCGATAACGGAATCACCAAGGAATTCTAATCTTTCATTTGATTTTTTTTGATATGGAACAACATTTTTATTATGATTAATGTTATAATTTGTATTAGATGATAGAAAATTATTTGTATTAACATATGATTTATGTGTTAATGCTCTTTGATATAATGATAAATTATTTATGTCATCATATATATCGTGTTGAACTAATATATTTCTAATAATATATTTCTTTAAAAGTTTATTTCTAGGATTAACTTGATAGTTCATTGGATGCATATGATATTTATTAATTTTTTTATTACTCATATTTGGTCTAGTTCTATATTTAATAATATATATTATATGTTTTTAATTATAAATAATAATCAATTTTATATTACTTTATACAATATCTCTATCAGTTAGATCAATAACAACATTAGATTCACCAATTGCGGAATTATAATAATTTTGTAACATATGTTTTAATACAGATTCAATCAAATAAGATAGTGCCAATGAACCAAGAAATGATTCGATTAAAAATAGTACAACAATAATAGCAATAAACACAGTAAAACGACATAATCCAAT